ACACAAGGCATGGCTTGGACCTGTTGTTCCTCCAAAACCAAAAAGTTTAGAAGGAGTTCCATCTGTACGCAGAGGAAAGAGTGGACTTGAGGCAAACCCTGAATATCGAGAAGTTAAACGTAAGATTCAGCACTTCGAAGAAGCAGTAAACGCTGCAAAGGGTAACCCTCATCGTATTGAATTTACGGGTGGAATATAATGCCAGCCTTCTTAAATAAAGACGATATGTCATACGAACACTTTAATATTGGTTCTGACTCTCAAGTTTCTCCTTTAACAGAAAAGGACAGAGATATCATTCGGTTTTCTGCTCGTAAATTTAAGAGCGTAATCGACAGAGACACCGCTATTAATACAAAGTTTGGATTAAGTTCTGTAGACTACTTTAGAAAGTTAGAGGCGGTTAAAGACCATCCACATTTGAGTAAACGAGTACGTGGAAGAGTCGGAGAACTATTCTCTACTCCTGGTCCCATGACTGGAGGCACTCCTATCATGGACAGCAAACAATTCTCACATGGAGTGAACTGGTAATGGCAAAAAAAGTGGAAGCATGGCAACGTAAAGAAGGTAAGAACCCTAAAGGTGGCCTCAATGAAAAGGGCCGTAAGTCATACGAACGAGCAAACCCTGGTTCTGACCTCAAACCTCCTGTAAAGCGTGAACAGGCAAAGAAGTCCAAGAAGTCTGCTGCGCGACGTAAATCATTCTGCGCTAGGATGGAAGGCATGAAGAGAAAGAACACCTCTTCAAAGACTGCTAGAGACCCTAACAGTCGGATTAATAAATCACTACGAGCATGGGACTGTTAAATGTTTACAAAACTACTTATTAAACTTGGCTTAAAGAAAGACCCAAAAGCAATTGTTGCAAATCTATTGAAAGAACTTGATGCAATAGAATCTGTAAAGGTAATTCCAGCAAAAAAGAAGGCTACAGCAAAGAAGACGGCTCCTGCCAAAAAGAAGACGGCAAAGAAGGCTAAATAATGAAATGCGCTAACTGCGATTCTGGTGCTCTTTTTGTCTATCAAATAACGGCAGAAAAAGAGATACTGTATTGCGGTAAGCATTTACCAAAGTTCTTAGAGTCCCGCAGGCGTGCAGGAAACTTAAAGACTACTGATGCCTTCGCTGAGGAACGAAAAACAGCCTTAGAAACTGTCGCATCTCCTGCAGAACCTGCAGCCCCTAAAAAGCGCAAGAAGAAGGCAGCAGAAAATAATGAAGGTAATTCGTAAGTTCGCAGTACAAGGACATGCTGTACCATCATCCTCACACAGTCCAAGAGGACCGTTTCCACCTGAAGTCCTAGCAGGACCTCAGAGAAGTTACGGCGATGACCATTCGGATTCCTTACATCCAGCACTAGACGAAGTACGCTTCTTCAAATGTCGCGACTGCGAAGAGGTGCTTTTTGAGACTGAACTAGACAACCACACATGTGAGGAAGAAGAATAATGGCCGTAAATAACAATGGGAATCTACTTGATTCCGCAGGAAACGTATGCGTCGACAGAGTTTGGGGCAATATGCCTATGCAGCCAAACGATGAGCGCGACGAAGCAGTTCAAGGAGACTTGAGCGCAACTCTTAATGACCATGTCATTGCTTATGCAGGATGGAATGGTTATCCACTTTATACACCAAACGATGATGGAGCAGGCGTTGGATATGTAAACGTCCCATCTGTTATTGGTGTAGTTACAGCAACCGCTGTAGATACTCTTGATGATGCTGGTCTTACAGTTACTACAGCATCTGCTGCAACTAACTCTGCAAAGACAATTACAGCAGTATCTCGTACAACTGGTTCAACAACTATCCGTTTTACTGCATCAACACACGGATATTCACTTAACCAGAAAGTAACTGTTTCTGGTCTTGACTCCGAGTTCAATGCTACTTGGACGATTGTTAACGTTCCAAACGGAAACGCGTTTGACGTTACAGGAACTTCAACAGCATCTTATGGTGCATCAGGACTTTCTGGTTCTGTAGTTGCAGTATCTGGAACAATCAAGACACAGTCTGTTGCTGCTGGTGGAGCAACGATTGCAGTAGGACAAGCAGTAACTATTACACCTTGGGCCACAGCCTCTTAATATAAATGGCTCGTATCAGAGGAGGAGGCGCAGCGGGTAAACGCCCTGCTGCCCTCCCTTCTGCTCAAGAATTGCTAGGCGCAATTGGAAAGCCATATGGCTTTGGTCCAAAACAAACATCAGGAATGATGAAAGCATTATCTACAGAGGGCGGATTTCAAAGCCCATTTGCTGCACTGCCTACAGCAGCGTCTACTGGTGAGTTTTTTGAAACAATCTCTTTATTAAACGCAACCGATACTATGCGTTATTACAATCCACAAAGCCCTGATGAAGTTGCATATCGCAATCAGGCTGGTGAAGCAGTGTTTCCTACTCTAGGTGAAGACGTTTACTACGTAGACGCGCAAGGTAACTTTGTTGACCGTTCTGCTGGTCGCAAATATTACGATGAAGACTTAGATACTGGTGAAGTTGTTATCCCTGGTGAAAAAGGACCTCAATTTGGTGAGTCGGATGCTCCTGCTCCTCTTTCTCTTGTACCAACCTCTTCAAGTAACCCAGACCGTCCTCGCACAGTTGCGGCTGGATATGACCGTAATCGTTCAGTGTTGACTGTTGTATTTCGTGATGGAACGTATTACAACTACTATGAAGTAAACACTAATGAATGGCAAGACTTTAAAAAACGAGTGTCTAAAGGACAATACATCTATAAGTATTTAGACTACAAACCTCGTGGTGCAGCCAATGTAAATAGCCTTCCTTCGTATGCACGCACGGCTCTGTACAAACTTACTAGAACGTTGCAATTACAAAGAAGTGCAAAACAGTACGATAGGCTTGCCAAAAGTAATACTCCTAAAGCACCAAAGGCAAACAAACCAAGAAAGAGATAAATGCCCAAGGCTCACAATATCGGACCACTATTTGTACAAATAACCAAGTTCCCCTATGAATGGGACGGTAAGTTTGTAGTCAGAGGGTGGACTCAAGAGATTGAAGAGCCGTATAGAACGGCTAATCCATTTATATTTAGACTGCCCAATTATAAGGCTATGGTTTTTGGACTATGGACTGGTGCAAAAGACGAAGAGGATGCGTTAAACTCAGCGCTAGAAAGGCGGGATGTAACTTACGATGATTTTACGGAAAAAGCGGGCTGGACACCAGCCCCAGACTCGGATAGAGAAACGGGTAGCGACGATTTCCACCCCAGACTTGATAACTTGGATGGAACAGTCGATGTTCATAATTGGGAAACACATAACAGTATGGCAGAGACAACAGAGCGAGGCTGACCTTGATGAAGTTCTTATGGGTGCAGAAGCATTTCATGCAATTGCCAAAGAATTAAAACGACGCTCTAACCCTGTGCTATGATTTCTATGCTTCGCCTCTCTACAGGTCTAGCGTTGACCCACCCAAAAGGTGGGTCACGCTGTTTAATGGGTGCATATGGAAGAAGATAAGTTTGAAGAAATAAATCCTGAATTCTATCTTCAGGATGAACAACCTGTTGAAGAAGATGTAGAGGAACCTCTTGATGAGTTATCCCAACAGTTTGTAGACAAACTCATTGACAAGATGCTTGAGTTTCTTAAAGTACTTGTTGGGCATGACCTGCACCCTTATCAAAAGCCTCTTGCTCGTCGCATTATGGAATCAGTTATCATTAATGATGGCGAAGAAATAACAGCGTTAGCATCGCGTCAGTCAGGTAAGTCAGAGACGGTTGCAGACACGGTGGCTACTATGATGATTCTTCTTCCACGCCTTGCAAAGTTGTATCCAGACCTTCTTGGAAAATTTAAAGATGGAATTTGGGTTGGATTGTTTGCACCAACCGAAGCACAGGCTGAGACTCTCTTTGGTCGCACTGTTACTCGTTTAAGTTCAGAGCGTGCTGTTGAAATCATGGATGACCCAGAAATTGACGACACAGCCGCACGCGTAGGCGGGGTAACACGTCAGATTCGTTTAAAGAAATCTGGTTCTACTATCACAATGATGACCGCTAACCCAAGAGCAAAGATTGAGTCTAAGTCATTCCATCTTGTAATCATTGATGAGTGTCAAGAAGCAGATGACTTTGTTGTGTCGAAGTCCATCTCTCCTATGTTGGCTTACTATGCAGGAACAATGGTTAAAACGGGAACGCCAACAACAAGTAAGAATAACTTCTATCGTGCTATACAGTTAAACCGTAGACGACAAACAGGACGCGCTGCAAGGCAAAACCACTTTCAATGGGATTGGAAAGACGTTGCTAAATTCAACCCAAATTATGAAAAGTTTATTCGTAAAGAAATGCTGCGTATTGGGGAAGACTCTGATGAATTTCAAATGTCATATAATTGCAAATGGTTGCTAGAACGAGGAATGTTTGTTACGTCATCTATAATGGACGAACTAGGTGACACTTCACAAGAGTTAGTTAAGTCTTGGCACAAGACTCCTGTTGTTGTTGGAGTTGACCCTGCACGTAAGACTGACTCAACAGTTGTTACGATTGTGTGGGTTGATTGGGATAGACCTGATGAGTTCGGATACTTTGACCATCGCATTCTCAATTGGTTAGAGATGCAGGGAGATGATTGGGAAGAGCAGTACTATCAAATAGTTAACTTCCTTGAGAACTACGACGTACTTGCTGTTGGTGTTGATGCTAACGGTGTAGGTGATGCAGTCGCACAACGACTTAAGTTACTCTTACCAAGAGCAGAGGTTATGTCCTTGACATCTAGCCCATCAGAACAGTCGAAGCGTTGGAAACACCTACAAGCACTACTCCAACGCAAAATGATTTCTTGGCCTGCCCATGCTAAAACTAGGCGCCTAAGAACATGGAAACGGTTCTATCAACAGATGGTTGACGCAGAGGTTCAGTACAAAGGTCCTAACTTCCTTGTAGCCGCTCCTGATGAGTCTTACGCACACGATGACTTTG